TTACCAGCATTAGTAATAAAGTTGCCAGCACCACGAGCAGCAGTTGCCAATATTTGTTTACCTACAGCGCTAAGATTAGAACCCGTACGGTTGCCAGCCTCCATTAGCCGCTGAGTTTCTGCGTAGTTCTCGTTTGGCGCGTTAGCGGTTACTAGGTCTTTGTTTAGCCCAACCAGCCGGGCTGTCTCGGCTGGTGATTGGTTATCTATACCAGTTACTTTATCCCACGAAGCAACCCGCGCTGCTGTGTCGTTTTGTTGCGTAACAGTAGCAGAAGCCGTAGTTGGTGTAGACAGATTTTTGGCGTTTAACTGATCAATTGTTGGAGTGGTAGAGATTGCAGTAGTAAAACTTTCTACCTTACCTGTCTTGGGATTGAACCATTCAAACGTTTTGCCTGCGCCAAGTTCTTTGCGTGCCAACGCAAACGCATCGTTGAAGTTTGTAGTGCCCCTGATTGTTGCGCGTAGCCTATCATCCGCAGCATTTCTAGCAATTGCGCCTTCCAAATCACCAAATTCTGTATCTGGGGTTGTAGTCGTTGGGGTTAGACCAGCATCTATAAGAATTTTAGTTGGGTCGTTTTCTAACGTCGTTATGGTCGTAGGCGTTGTGATCGTTGGGGTAACGTCCTTGGTCCTTAGTACATCCGTTACTAGATCATCAATACCATCGTATGCATCAGTTGTTGTAGGCGTAATAACTTTGCTAACCGCATCATCAACTTTAACTGTCGTAGGCGTAGTAGCCGTAGGTGTTGTTGCTGTTGGCGTAGTAGCCGTGGGTGTAGTAGCTGTAGGTGTAGTTGGCGTTGCAGCTTTTCTTGCGTTGTTGATCTCGTCGTTTGCAATACCAATCACGGTATTCATAAACGTCTGGTCTAGTGTCTGACCATTCATCGCGCCACTCAAGGTGTTCTTAATACCTTTCTGTACCGACGCAGGAAGACTTGTAAAGTCAGTGCCAAAAGAATTTGTAATTGAATCGGTTGCGCCGGTGATACCACCGCTTCTTGCGCCATCCAAAGCTGCTTTAACTAAATCCTGCCCGTTGAGAGCTCCACGAACTGTGTTGACGGCCGCGCCTGTAAACGATTTTGCTAACAGACCAGTTGGATCAATTCCATTTAGATACGATGTAGTATCTTTCATGAACTCCGTACCGGGGACAAGCGACCCAAGGTAGGATGCAGCAGCGCCTGTAACGGCAGATTTTATGTCGTCGCCGCTTGCTATCTTTAATGCAAAGTTTGCGGCAATCTGCTGGGGAAGAGACAAACCACCGGTAGCAAGCGCAAGACCAATCTGCCCAAGTGGGCCTAGGTCTGTCAATATTTTCTTTAACGTATTTGACGACGCATAGGTGGTGTAGAAGTACGGCTTTCCATCTGCCCCTATTTGAGCTCGGAAAGCAGTGTTACCAGAACCCGCGGTAGTTCCAGTAAAAACGTCCGCGCCGTCTTGAGCATCAAATTGACGATCAATTAGTTGGCCTGTTCTCTTGTTACCCCACGTTGAACCTGTGGCGGACACTAAGTTACCAGACTTGTCTCTTATTACTGTATTTATATCAACAGGGCTAAAGTTTCCTTCGCTGTCGTATCTTCCATACACACCGCCTACTAGCTCAACAGGTTCATACGTTGCAACTCTACCGAAATCATTGATGTCGGTAATACCAGCTTTGGCCATAGAACTTGCCATGGCCGCCGCGTTTGCTTGCGCCGAGCCCCAACCTTCGCCCTTCCATTTAGAAGTTAGGTTCTGCCCAAGAATCTGGTTTGTTAGTTTTACTACGTTAGGGTTTCCAGCTACACCGACATTTTTATCTTCTCTTCCATCCCCATAGAAAACTCTCCCGTCGGGAGCTAAAAACATACCGTTTTTTAAGTCTAGCGCGTTCTTAAAAGCATCGCTTGTCCTAAACTTTAACGACCCGGGAGAGTCACGCCCTTCATCGGCTCCATAGTTATCGTAGTGGTATTGCGCGTACTGCTCAGGCGTCATGCCATTGCTGTTTCTAACATAAGCGGCGGCTACATCTGGGTTTGCCGCAAGGTACGGACCGTAGTAACTTTTTACATACTGAGAGTATTTGTCGTTTGGGTTGTCCGCCATGTAACGGCTAACCGCGCCCTGAAACGTTGCGTCAAAATCTTCTGGCGCAACCTGTCCAGTTTTGAGCAAGTTTATAAAGTTGTCGTAACCCGCTTGGTCAATTTGGTTTGCATTTGTACCAATTCCGGTACGCCCAATTCTGGCGTAAGCATCGCTAACCAGCTTGGCATAGTTATACCCAGTATCAGCCTTGTTTGCGGCAATGTTTGCGGCTTGAGCGTCTGCTTGGCTTTGCAGAAATCTATCTTCCGCCGACTCGCCCGCGATGCCGCCCGGTGGCGGTGTCGGTGTAGTTGCAACATTGGTAATACCGCCTGTTGGTGTTTGTGCGGCAGTTACTGTGGCCTGTGTAGCAGGAGAGGAAATGTTGTAACGGCTTGGGGGAGGAGTTACCGCGGCAGGGGGAGCGGCTGGAGTAGCCCACCAAGGAGTGATTTTTGCTTGGTTAAAGTATCCAAGAATATCTGCTTCGCCGTAACCTGTAGCGCGAGTTACGTCTTTTAGCCCGTAGTTGTACTGCTTAGCAAAGTTTGCTACAGCGTTGGGGTCAGCAATGTTTTGGGTAATTAGGTCTTTAAACCCGGCATCATCAATTGTGCCGTCGTCGTATCCACCTGATTCAGTTTCAATCCACATGTCTATACCTTAAGGCAAAGCCGAAACAAAAGACATTGTAGCCACCACCGACTGCGTAGACGGCTTAGTAGGCGTGCCGGAAGCGGCAAGGTGTTGGATGGTCACCGCGGGATCAGGCACGGACCAATAAATCTCAACGTAATCGTTTGCCGTCATGCTTAAAAAATAGTTCCACCCAACAATTGAGTGTCCATCTGTACCGGCGTGTTTGTTTGGAATAGATACAAACCCTGTTGACCCCGGAATATCTACACCGCCTTGTTTTAACCAAATATAAACGTCTTGAAAAGCATTGTCTGTGTTTTGGAACTGAGCACTAAACTGCAAGTTGTAAATACCGGCGGTTGCTACCGTAATTTTAGAAGTTGCAATAGTGACGCCGTTGGTAAAGTCAGTAGTGTTCAACGTCATCAACGTAGCTGTATTAGCTGTTGTTGTTTGATCCTGATCGCTTGAGAACGCGCCGTAGGGTACACGCAACCGGGATGTATCAGCATCCGCTTCAAGCTGCCTAAAAAGCGAGTCTAGGCGGTTGAAATACAAACGTAAAACGTTGTTAAGCTGATCTTGGTACTGCTGGCTGTATAACGTCGTAGCCAACGGCAAGCTTGGCGCAGCAACTTCGTTAAGCGGATTTTGAGAGGTAATAACGTACGTCATGTGTTACCTCGTCTGCCATCTGGTTTGATATCAATACGTGGTGCGCCAAGTTGCCACTGAGTTCCAAGAGTGTTGGACTCAATTCGAAATGTAATCTGACGGCCGCGGACACGCATGTAAACCTGACCAGTAAACTCATCAACCGGTGCAACAGATGTACGAACAACACTGGCTGTGTTCGTGCCCGCTGTAGAAGTTGGAACGTTAGCGCCTGTACCTGAGTTCTGGAACGGGGTCAAAGTCAACGTAACTTGCGGGGTAACGACCGCCGAAGAATTTCTGAAAGTTACGTCAGGCAAGACCCGCCAGATGAAACCAAAGTTGTGACCATCGTCAATGTCAAACTGCGAAGATTCAATATAGGATACGATTGGGGCGGGAGTCCCAGTTTCGTTGTCATCTACCCCGTCCTCTTGAAAAACAAGATTGTTGCTATATGTGGCCGCAACAGGATAACTGCGTAAACCTGAATCAATCCAAGCGGTGCGCCCGAGGTTTGTGCCGTAATACCAGATGTCTTCACTGTAGTTGTAAACAACATAACGGTCGATAGTATTACTTGTCGCCGTGCAGTAGAACCACCAAACTTCGTTAAAGCCTTCGCTGGTACTTGCAAACACCTGCAAGTTTTGCGATGTGTTGATATCGCTAAAAATGTATTCGCGTACGTCGCAACGTAGGGTTTGTACCCGGCCATCGTATTTGTAGAACTTGTCTACGCCCATCCAGTAAACAACACCGGAGGCAATTGCAACAGCATTGGGGCCTTGGAGGGAGATGTTATCGCCCAACAACTGTGAGCTCCACACTATGGGAGGGCCTTGGTATTGCAAAGAATAGATCGTTGAGTCCGTAAACACCACAATTTCTTGACGGGTCTGTATGGCGGTAAGGATTGTTGAGCCATGAGACAAACGAATACTACCGGCTTGGTTGGTTGGACTAGGTGTCCAATCAGTTACCGATTCTTGGTCAGACCAGCGAATAAACATAGGGTCTAACGCAGTGGGTGTAAGCGACAAATAATCGTTAGCGCCAAACGCAAACACAAACCGGCTTGTATCTGACACAAACACACTGTTTACAATGACCGGTACGTTTGATGCGCCTACGAGACTAGTTACCGGAACACCCCGAGTTGTT